CGTCTGCCGCTGCTCCGTCCGGCGGCGCCCAATCTGACCTGGTCGATGGATTTCGTCATGGACGCACTTTCCACCGGTCGCAGGATCAAGTGTCTTACCTGCGTCGATGATTTCACAAAGGAATGCCTGACGGTCACTGTTGCCTTTGGGATTTCAGGCGTTCAGGTCACGCGTATTCTGGACAGCATTGCACTGTTTCGAGGCTATCCGGCGACGATAAGAACTGACCAGGGGCCGGAGTTCACTTGCCGTGCACTGGATCAATGGGCCTTTGAGCATGGTGTTGAGTTGCGCTTAATCCAGCCGGGCAAGCCAACGCAGAACGGATTTATTGAGAGCTTTAACGGACGATTTCGCGATGAATGTTTGAATGAGCACTGGTTCAGCGATATCGTTCATGCCAGGAAAATTATTAATGACTGGCGGCAGGATTATAACGAATGCCGCCCGCACTCCACGCTGAATTATCAGACACCGTCTGAATTTGCAGCGGGCTGGAGAAAGGGTCATTCTGAGAATGAAGATTCCGACGTTACTAACTGAGTGTTGTATCTAATCGTGGGGGCAGGTCAGTCTGACGGTCCATAACGTCGATGTCGTGTTCAGTCAGGTAGATTGGTTTTACCCAGTCACAGGAGTCGTGGACTAATACATAGTTGGGCTTGGGATGGCCACCAACACAGCCAGCAATCAATGCTGACACGGAAAGCATAGAGATAAACATAAAATATTTATTCATTGTTGCCCTGCCATGGTTGAGTTAGCAGCGCCTTTTCAACACTCCATCCCCTGCTCAATCGGTGCGCGATTGTCTTTACTTTTACACCATAGGTTTCGGCTGCTTTGGTAATGCACATTCGACCAGCTGGTGTATCGAGCATATGGTTACTTCGTCGGTTTCTTGCCTGGTCTTTGGGTGTAGCCCATCGGCAATTTTCTGGTGAGTACGCCTTATCTACATCAATTCGATCAAGCGTGTGACCTGCCGGACGCTCACCCATGTCTTTCAGGAAAGATTCAAAATTACCCCAGCGTTCGCAGACTGAAATTCCACGACCACCATAATCTCCGTAATACGCATCGCCGGGATAATTGCAACGCCGCTGCATTGACAGCCAGCTTATATATGTGGGGGAAGTTTCTGACGGTCTGCGATGCCCGTGTTTTGCACCAGACATACACCCGCAAGATTGTGTCCTGCCAGAGCGGAGTGCATTTGACCTAATAACTTTTTCGGTTCCGCATTCACAACTACACAGCCACATAGAAACGCCTGAATTATCCTTGTTGGTGTAGGACAGCACAGTCAGCTTTCCGTAATGATTACCGGTTAGGTCGATTGTCTTCCTCATATTCGCCCCTTATGAGCTGCGCTTCCACGTGTCACGCAACTCGCGATCAACATCGTCATCAGGCATGTGGTTAACAGTTTGCTGTACATTGCTGGCCTCTTTCGTTGCTTCTACCCGGCGTTCGGCTACTGCTTCAGTGGCAGCGGCTTTCTCTTCGGTGCGCTGCTGATCAGCTTTCGCTTCTGCTTTGCTGGTGCCGCGAGAATGGCCAATACCAAAAGCACCAGCGATGGCAGCCATGACCAGTGCAGCAATGCCAATGATTGTTTCAAGCCCCATCTCAACCTCACACCAGTACGGTTTTTGCTTTTCCGAAACGAGCACGGCGATCTTCCAGGCCGTTCGTTCCGCCGTTGATAATCTTCGTCACCTGCAGCAGGTTATCTGAATAGTTCAGACATCCCTTTGTAACGAAGAACCACGCCGCGCTTCTGGCTGCATAAACGTCTTCGGCCAACAGCTCAGGCTGCTTAACCAAATCAACCTTCAGTCCGTTCCCGCAATCACGGTAGTTATTGAGGCCGGTAATCTGGATAAGTCCACGCCCACGGTATAACCAGCCGTCACCGGGTGCGTTGTTCCCCATGCGTTTGCTGTATACCAGGTTAGCAATGGCTCGCTGGCGCTCAATCGGTAATGTTCTTTCCTCAGGACGGCGGCCAAGCGCATTTGCCTGGTCTGCTGTGAGACGTCCTGCACGGATGAAGTTAACAAGTGCTGCAATGCGGTAGTTGAAGCTTTCCACGAGCAGAGTGAAGCCAGCTGATTCATGCCCTGCCTGAGCAATGAACATCGCCTGGTCTACCGGCCTGGTGATGCCGAACTCTTTCATCGCATCAATGACTGGCTGAAACCAGCGCGCAGCTAACTCGGCGCTTAGCCCAGCCGCCTTTTGAAATTGTGATTGGTTCATTAGTGCCTCAGTGCGTCAACCAGGCGCGCAACGTTTCCCCGAGCCCATAGAACGGCGGCGCATATCAGGACGTTCACCAGCACCACGAACCAGTGCGATTCATGGTACAGGCCGAACAGGTAACGGAAAGGGACGCTGGCGTATACCAGCACCGTGAAATAAGCCATCAGCGATATCAGAGGGCGATGTCTCGCCCCGCCGCGCTGGTAGAACATCAGTGCAATAACGATCACAGCAGAGATAATTGCGTTTGCCATCGCACTCGGATCACTTGTTACCATTGCTGGCCCCTCCACCACGTAAACGCGAGAGAATTCCAAACAGGCTACCCAAATCCTGACTGTTGACGAACGTCAGCAGCTTAATAGCAATAGCGGCTACGATTACCGCGCCAAGCGCATCAAGTGGCCTGTCGCTATACCCCGTCCATTTGGAGAAGTAAGAGCCAAGCAGTGGAGCGCCGATAACGCCGAAGATGAATGAGGTGATGAAGTAGCCCACCAGCTTAAGGCGACTGATATTAACCGCCGTAGCGACGTAGAACACCGCACCAGCGAATGCGCCAAACACCACACCGTAATCTATGCCGGTTGCCAGGCCGAACATGCTGGCCCCCATCAGACCACCAGCCGCTACTGTCGTGCCAGAAACAGGATCGGACATCTAGTCCCCCTCTTATTACCGTGAATCCTCTCAGTGATGAGGGGAATAAAAAAAGCCCGCTTTTGAAGGCGGGCTAATGAGTGACTATTAGTAAGTAAGGTAGGTAGTCGTGAGTCTTGCTAACTGACCTGAGTGAGACAGTATCGGGCTGGTTCACAACGGTTCAGGAGAACCATCAGGCAATTACCTTCAACACACATTTCAAGCGTAGCAGCAGTTTGCAAATTCATAAAAAAAGGCCTGCTTTTTACGGCAGGCTCTCAAGGAATTTGAAACTGTATTGTTGTTGTCATGGTGCCGGGTGCCTCCCGGTGACTCTACCCCAGTCAGCAAAGCCGCGCGCATACCTGCAGATAGCAGTTGACTGGAACGCCCTTCCGCTTAGAAAGGATTCACCACAAGACTAAGTTACAACTAATTCATTCGAGCGGTCAATATATCATCGCCATGAGTCCTCTCAGAACGAGGGGAAACAAAAAAGGCCGCTTATGCGGCCTCATGAAGAAATAGTTATTTAATTAATATGGTAAGTGTTGTTTATGCCCTTGCCACTGAAAAGAGTCCAAAATATCTTGAATAATTTGCCCCATTTTCTCTAAAGACTCATAAGTTATAGAAATGGAACCTTGAGTGCCGTCTTTTTTCATTGTGTAAAACGTACCATCTCCGTGGCTGTTAAGGACTATGTTTTGTCCTTCAGGATTAATCGGGATTTTCTGCCTGCGCACTACTTTTAACCCCACAACCCTATCACCTAAATGATGAGAAGTGTCTCGTACATCTTTAAGGTCAGGAAATGCTTCTTTTATCTCTTCGATTTTTTTAGCCACAACCTCAGATACACCTTCCCGTTCCTTCAGATTTTTAAGGGTCTCCACAATCGTATCAAACGCGTAGACGAATGCTTTTGCATATATCTGATGTTCGGCAGATTCAATCTGACGTGGAACACTACCCTGTAACCATTTTGTTCTCTTCGACTTTAGATCAACTTGGTAGTAAATTTCATTCCAGTCATCAGGTGGTATTCCAAATTCCTCTATAACTTCTGAAGCCAGCCTTTCACGCTCTTTGACCCCCTCAGCCCACTCTTCATCCGTAGGTAGAGATGGAGGTGGAGAACTTAACTCCTCAAATAACGCATCGTCCTGCTTGATGTATAAATTTAGAGCAGCGTTTGCTTCATAAAATGAAGATATTAGCTGGTGAAGAAGGTTTGACGTTTCCCCAGTGTAATTCTTGTCTTCACCGACAATACGCATACCCTTGGTTTCAAGCTCGAAGTATTTCATATAAGTTACCTGATAGTGATTACTCTGCCTATCAAATAACAAAACCCCCGCATTAGCGAGGGTTTATTTAACTTTCTAACCGTAGACATACAATGCCCATCGTTAGTGTCAAATTACATCAAAAACGGCAACATTGCAAGCATCGTGATGCTAAATTACGCGATATCCGTCAAATTATCGTTTCTTGTGACTTTTTTCAGTTGGGTGTTTGAATAGCTCTCTTCCTGAAAGCAGCGAGAAACAAGCATTTCGTAGAATGGCTTCCAGCTGTACCGCCAGGTGCGATCAGGAAGACTTGGCAGCTCAGAGAATATTCCCCGGTAAGCAACAGATGACTTTGGCCTGCTGTAACCGCGCCCTTCACAGCGCTTGCATTCCTTATAAACAGGTACGCCTTGCAGCTCAGTTGCTTTACGGTCCAGTGTTTTTCCTGTTCCTCCACACTGGCAGCGCTTACTTATTTTCCCGGTACCGTTGCATTTTGCGCAGAGTGATTGCTCAACGTTCTTGACATCCCGCTTCTTTTCGAAAGAGGATGGCGACTGCCCGAGGTCTTTTGCCCACTGTGGAATTCTCATTGTGTAATGACTTTTGGTGACCGTACCGACTTTTTCAAGGAGACCTTTTCCGTTGCATTTTGGACAATCGGATAAATCAGCAGCTGACGATGCATAGTCGTTATAGGCGAACTTGGCCATGATGAGCATACAGAGGGGGAATTTCTTTCCTGCGAGACGGCGTACAGCAAAAGGCGCGGATTGCTTGGCATATTCAGCAAGCCAGTTTATTGAAGCTTCTCTGTCCTGCTTGCTGACTCCGGCTTTACCAAGATACATGGCAAGGCCAATACCTGCGCCTGCCTGAGTCATACCCAGCGCAGCCATAACATCCGTAACCGTCAGTTGTTCGCTGGCAGTAGCGCGAACACTATCGGAAATATGCATTCCTTTTGGGGCAAAGAATTTAACAACGTTATCGAGGTCCATGAGCGTCTCCACTTACGCCAGTACGCCGATTTCCAGCGCACGATCTAAAAACCGAAACAACAGCACCAACTGGTCGCCGTGCTTCGCTTCAAATGCCACAGGATCAGCGTGCAACTCGTCGTGATGCGCTCTGCACAGCGGTATCACAAACAGGTCGTGCGCTTTGGTACCCATTCCTCCCTGCCCGTGGCCTATCAGGTGGTGGGGGTCATCTGCCGGGTTATTGCAGCAACTGCACTGCTGCGACTTCACCCAGCGGGTGTACTTATCGTTCTCCCAGCGGCGGCGCTTTGGCCTCAGCATGAAAGATTCCGGTGATTCAGGGTCTACCTTAACGGAGACAACCTTCTTCACCTTCTCCTGGAGGATTTCAGTCGCCGGTAACGAAGGAACAATGTCGCTTTCCCGCATCACGGAACTGTGCTTTTCTGGCTTAATCATTAGTGCCTGGCTCGCCACAGATTCAGGAATCAAGTCAGCCAGATCGTTGCGTACCATCCACCAGCAGAACTCCGGCAGCGTCAGGGTGTGCTCTGCGCTAAAGCCCAGCATAATATTCACCCTTTCGAGTAGCCATTTTACCAGGTTCTGCATGGCAATTCCTGCCAGTCTTTCAGTGGTTTGTTCGCGCAACTGGTTATCACAACCCCAGCAAAGGCGAATGCTTCCGGGGGAATGACGCATTACCGTAAAGTCCTTTGAGTGCCAGTCATTGTGTGGCCACTGACATTCAAATTTACGCTCCAGCCAGGCATCAAGACTGCTAAGTCCACCAGCACGCTGAATAACTCTCTCATTCAGGAAAAGCCCCCTCATACTGACATCATCTGTCAGTGGCTGGTGCGCTTCTGGAATAAGGCCAGATGGTAGGTGCTGGATTGCTTCTGAAGGCGTTTCAATCACAACACGGCCACGACGAAACAGCCATAGCAACTCGTTACCTGGGCGGAACAGTACCACCCCGGACATTGGCGCGACTTCAGGTGTCAGTAATGCTCTCACTGTTACCTCAGGCTACGATGTCGATTATTTTAAGAAGCTCCGCAAACTTCGACTCAAAGAAATGAGGCTGAGTTTCTCGCGGGTTCGCAGGACTGGTGATGTTCTTGCCATACATGCAGCCTTTGGCAGTAAGTGACCAGAACTTTTTAACACCATTCACTCCAGACCGACTGTTTCGCTCTTTTTGTTCCACAATCCCAAAGCGGGACATCATGTGATAAACCTGATTGGCGGTGATGCGGATGTTTTTTGCTTTAAGCAGAGCGCTGAGTGATTGTGTGGGACGGCTGGACCCATCCTGCGCACCGGCAGGTGCATCGATCGCGTAATGCGGCATAAGATCTGGAAGACCAGCTACCTGCTGGAGTTTTTGATAAGCACCGAGCCTTGAAGAGTTTGAGAGATTCAGCATTTTCGCCGCCGATTCAAGCAGGATCACGCCAGCCTGAATTTTGTCGGATGTCGGCGCATTGGATGCAGGGTTCTGTACGGCATCGAACGTTCTGATGACTTTGAGGTTAAATTTCGGGCTGATCCACATTGCATAGGAATAAACCAACTCCTTGCAGACGAATGTCCCCTGGTTAACACCACCAGTAAGGGTGACCAACGGGGCCGCTCCTGTAATTCCAGGAGCGCTCGAAATTTCAGCGATGAGTTCTTGCGTTTGGGTAAGACAGGACCAGTTGGAAGGCTGGTGACGTTTTTCACCTCCCGCCGCACGATGCAAATCATTCAGGCAGTAACGACCATCAAAATCACGGCGTACGGAAACGCCATCAATTACGAATAACTGATTCATATGTTTCTCCACTTGTTGTAGTGCGAGCGGGTCTGCACTCCCGCTTCGCTGACACTTTTTAATCTAACACTCATGCGCGTACCAATGCATTGCTATTTTGCCTACCATTTTCGACATAGCTGGCGATCGTTATTTCAACCTTCCCGCCAGGTACCTGCGGTGCCCACTCCACCAGCATTCGTTTAACCTGACTGTCATCCTCCCAGATGCCTGCATGTGTCAGTGCATCAAAAAGCGCCTTGTTGTAATTGTCGATATCGCGGCGGCGGGCATCTGGTGGATAGAGAATGATCTCAACCGCCGCTGGCGCTGTGGTTGGTTTAGGCAGGCGGCGTAATTGTTCAATAATCGCAGCGCAAGCAGCGCTCTGATATTTGCGGCCAGCAGCACTGATGAGATGGCGTCCTGCCAACGGCCCCTTATTGGGGGCTCGCCAGTAGGTGTTTACGCTCGGTGGGAACGGGAGAACCAGTTTCATCATGACTCCACTCCATAGCGCCCGTTCAGGCGTCCGATTACGCTGTTGAACATCACCAGGCTTACGCCCATCGGTTTAACCTTCTCGTGGTACTCCTTCAGGATCGGAGGTACAGCCTCGTTCCAGCTTGGCTTAGGCTTTTTCTTCAGGGCTTTCTTAATGGCATCTGAGCATTGACGGGCAACGTCACGTATAGCGTTCTCCTGCTCTGTGGATAGTTTTTTCATGCAGCACGCTCCTGAGGTTTGCCCATTGGAACGGCTACTGCCGGGATAAGCTCAACGGCCGGTGATACTGACTGATTTCCCCAGTGGTCCCAGCCTGGCGCACCGCAGCGGCTGAAGAGTTCGATGCGCGGAACGTCACCGTACAGTTTTTCGAGACGGTGACGCGCTTCCCATGGCTTTTGGCTATGCTCGCCGAGTGGGCTGTAGATAACCTGCTTGATGCTTGCGCACTGGCGCTCAAGTCCATTCCCCCTGGTGGCTATCAGCAGGTCTTCCGTATTGGCTCGGGTGTAATTGCCACCGTTCATGCGGGTCTGCGTGTTCAGCAGGTCGAGGAAGTCGTAAAAGTCCTCAACTCCACCAGCCTGAAGCGCTTTGTTGATGTGCTGCTCTGCCAGCGGGTTAAACTTCACCCAGGTAAAGCCCTTCATAGTGCGGACCTTAAAGCCCCAGGCTTCTGCCAGTTCGATAGCCTCGCGGGTGTGTGTGCCGGTGAACCACATAGCCAAAACAGCATCATCGGCAGCCAGGTCCCAGACCGGAAGACGCTTCATGTCGATAAGCTTCATCGTGCCGTAGTGATTGGTGGCAGCGCCATTGCTGACAGTGTTGCCATATTCCCAGGCTGGATCAGCGTAAATCAGAGAGTATTTCATCAGACGTTCCTCGCTCGGCCAGCCAGACACCATCCATCACCAGATGGCTTAGCTCTCTGAACCATGTTCAGGCAGCGCTGACGTTCCTCCATAATCTTTTCCCGCACCTCTTCGCTTTTGGAGCGGTTGAAGGCATCCATCAGGACAGTGGCGGCACGCAGGAACAGACCCTTATCAAATAATTCCTTTGCCTTCTCCATCATCGCAACGACGGCAGGGTTTGGTGCGGTTTCCTGTTTTGGCTCGGGCATCACTTCGGCTTTTTCTACCGGGTAGCGCGGGACAATAGGCCCAATTGGACCAACAGGTGCCTTTGCGTAGTAACGGAAGTTAGGACGCACACCTTTGCGCTCAGCGCGGTTAAGCATGACCAGGCGGCATACCGCACGCTGAACACTGTGCAATGCGTACTCCGGCAGTGCTGCAGCAATCTCTTTGTTCGTCAGTCCAGGGTTATTGGCCACGAATAACTGAATTGTTTTCAGAAAGCTCATTGAGTACCTCCGGAAACACGGAAACCTGAGTTGGCTGGAACGCTGTAATCAACGTTCTGGAAGTTGGCCTTAAAGTTTGGGTCAGCGCTACCGCCGAGTTGCCAACGCCCTTTGACACACGCAGGCCTTCCGCGCTTTTGCCATTTCTGAGCCTTGTCAAAATACTCAACGCAATTTTCTGGACCAAAGAGAGTGCTCGGGCGAAGGTAATCATCCATTTTTGGATCATCAGCCCATTTTGCTGTGAGATAGTCCACCACCAGCATCAGGTCTTCAGCGCTGTAGTCTTCTGACAGTCTCCCCCTGATGTATCCCAAAACGGTTTTGTTTCGCCCGCCCTTCCCGTATGACGATCCAGTAACCTCGTTGAAATGGGATAAGACACGAATTGCCGGATCGATGTCGTCTGGTTGCGGCGCAACCGGACAAATAGGGTTTTTAATATCTGTAGTATTCTCTGTTGTATTCTCTGTAAGAACATCAGTGCAATTTGACCTGATGAGAGCGGTTCGTTTTGACCCGATGGAGCGTTCCACTTTGACCTCTTCCATCGGTTCATTTTGACCTGATGGAAGAGTGCATTTTGAACTCTTCGATTTGGTCACTTTGACCTCATCTAAAAGCTCGCTTTCATAGTTGATCGTGTAGTAGTTCGTCATGTCGCGCTGAGACTTGTTCAGCTGCTCAACTTTGAGCACGCCAAGGTTCTTCAGGCGGGTGAATGTGCGCTTCAGCGTAGACTCAGACCAGAACGGGAACTGCTCCAGCCACTGCTCGTTGGTGTTGTAAATCCAGCGCACGCCGTCACGCTCCAGTCCGGAGGTGGTTTCTTTAAGCCAGTAGTTCACCTGCTGCAACGCAATAGCCTCGTTCAGGCCAATGCTGTACGCAAGGTCAGGGTTAATCACTATCGGCCGGGATGGCATCAACAGGCTCATGGTCGTCCTTTAACTCTGTAAATTTACGCTGGAATTGTTCAAGAGGGCTGAAGCACTCATGATCGTACCCTTCGCGAAGGTATATAACGCGTCGAGTCTCTGGCTCCCATCTGATGACACGGACCGGGACGCCGTAGTGGTCTTTGAATCGCCGGTTAACTTCAGCCATTCTTCACGCCCCTTCTCGTTCATCTGAGCAAAAGCCTCTACCATCGCGTTCTCTGGCTGGTAGTTGTTCATGCCAGCCTGGTCGTTTAATCTCTCCACATAGCCGAACGGGGAATCTTTTCCCACCAGCGGAAGGCATCTGAATTGCTTCGCTGGTCTCAATCGGTTTAAACTGTTCATGCGTTAGTTTCTCCACTGAATACGACACGCCAAGACGCCAGGGGCCTGCACGCCCGCTGGCGTCACTTTTTTGAGATTTTCTTCCGGCTAAAAAGCGCGACAATGGCGCGGATTTCTTCTTCACGCGCAGCCAGGTGACGGCGGTGATGCTCGTGAATCTCATCGGCTTCATGCGGTTCAATAACTCCGTCTTCCAGGGCTTTCTGGATAATCTGATCGACCTGTCCGCGTGCTGCTGCAGTTCTCATGGCTCGGGTAAACAGGTCTACGCGATCGAGGTCTTCCAGTTGCGGAACATCCACCAGCAAAGCGCCTCGACGTTGCGCGAAGTAATCAGCCAGGAGAGAAGTGTTTGAAATGTCTTCCATCGCTTCCAGCTCGTTCACTTCGAAGAACCGGCAGCCATTCTTCTCGTACAGGTTGTTGTTGAACTGCGTTACTGACATGCCAAGAGCACCGGCCATAGCCTCACGGCCACCGGGGTACGCTTTGCACATCGCTTTCACTACTTCTTTCAGGCTTGGCTCTACCATGTTGTTTTTCCTTTGGTAGTTACGTAATGCTGGTTGCTGGGTTACGGTATTACTGCAACGTCAGGATCTACAGGTTTGTTTTTGTTAGGGAATGGTCGAACTTCCTCGGCTTCAATTTTCCCGTCTTCGTTTACCAGGATATTTACCCGGCGATTACGCTTGAGGGCTTTACTGATGGCGCTTTGGTATACCCCAAGAGCCTCAGCGGTTTTGGCCTGACCGTTTTCCAAAACATATTCAGAGAGCGGAATAATCTTCATTGGTTTTCCTCGTGGTTTGCACATAAGGAGTATCACTGTTAGTGATAAATATGTCAACACTAGCGGTGATTGGTGATTATGCCGTGCGGTGATAAATTATGAGAATGAAAAAGAAACCATTGACCGCCGAACAAATCGCCGATGCCAACAGGCTGAAAGCTATCTTTGAGTCCAAGAAAAAAGCGCTTGGGCTCTCACAGGAGACTTTGGCTGAGCAAATGGGTATGGGACAAAGTGGTGTCGCTCAGTTACTGAATGGCACAAATGCTATCAACGCTACTCATGCCGCGCAGTTCGCAAAAATTCTCGGAGTAAAAGTCGATGATTTCAGTCCTTCCCTTGCAGCTGAGATATCAGCTATGTTTGAGGCGATTGCGAACGGAAGGAATCATTCCTCTGTATATGAGTACCCACTGTTAACTGAAGTGCAGGCGGGCTCATTTTGCCCTGTTAATTCATACACAGAACGCGACGCGAAGGAATGGGTCTCAACCACAGTTAAAGCCAGTGATTCTGCCTTTTGGCTTGAGGTATCTGGCCATTCAATGACTGCGCCTCCAGGAGTAAAGCCAAGCTTTCCTGAGGGAATGCTTATACTCATAGATCCAGAACAGGACGTTGAGCCTGGTGATTTCTGTGTTGCTGGTATATTCAACGATTCAGAGGTAACTTTTAAAAAATTTGTTCGTGAAGACGGTAAGCCCTGGCTCGAACCTCTTAACCCCAGCCCTCGCTATCAGGCCATTGAATGTAATGAGAATTGCAGGATAATCGGCAAAGTTGTCAAGGCCCAATGGCCTGAAACTATCTTCGAATAAGGAGCCAATCGGCTCCTTTTTTTTGCATCTTTTTTCAGCTTACTAATCATAAAGTTAACACTCTTCATGATATTTTTATCACTAGAGGTGTTGACCATTTAATTACTATTGGTGATACTCATTATGCGCCGGGGTGATGATGTTTAAGACCATCGGTAGTTGCAGTACGGCATATGGCACATGTGCCGCAGCGGTCCGGGGATTCCTTAGGCAGTATCCCAATCCAGCGGGTAGCCGGAATGTGCAAGCCAGTTGTGTACGACAGCCAGAGACGTTTCACCAGCATGGCGATCAGGTGACGGCCCAGACGATATCTGAGTGGCTTAAAAAACAGATAGGAGTCGGTGGAATCCCGGCAAGTGGGTTTCATGTACCGAATGAACACATGATGACGCGGGGAAAGAACCGTGACAGGAGGGAAGTAGACCCCGCGAACACAACATGAAAGCGCATTCTTCTTTCACTGATGGGGATCGGTTTGTTAACTGGCGGAGTGCGCTTCCAGTTGTGGCATTAGCTCAGATGGATAGAGCAGCGGCCTTCTAAGCCGTCGGTCGCGGGTTCGAATCCTGCATGCCTCGCCAGTATCACGTTAGGACCGTGGTAAACCGTAGTAGCTGTACCAGATGCTGTGTGTAGTCTTGGCGGTGGCAGTGCTTTGTTTATTTTCCTTACTCGCCGCCGCACTTTTTTCACAACTGAAAGCGCGTTCGGCCAGTTCCTTGCGAGGCCTCAGTCGTTAAATCAACCTCAGGGGAACGCGCTCCCAATTGTGGAGAAGCTAACAGGCGGTTGCAGCCGCCCGTTTCACTAAGTGCCCTGGTTGGGTGCTTACTAAAACGAAAACCATTTATTTTTTGTCGCCACCCGGCGAGGGATTTGTGCAACCAAAATTCAGCGCTGTGCAGAGCGCTTATAACACGGAGAAACTATCCATGACGAACACACAGAACGTCACCGAGTTACAACCACGCATGACCAGAGAGCAGCTTATTGACGCAGCTCGCAAGGCCGCCCCTCTCCTTCCAGCCGCTTACGGCTGGATGGTTAACGAACTGGCTACACGCCTTGATGTTACCAGCGTCGCGCTCTGTGAAGCGTTGGCGCAACGTAAGGAACTGGCTGAGCAGAACGCCACCCTTCGTGAAGATGTTGCCAGTTGGGCCAAAGAGTGCGACCGCATCGAAGAGCGCCACACCAAAACGCCTACCAACATGCACCTGCTGGAAGCTCAGCGAGAACTCCGTGAGCTGCCTCGTGTCGTCATTTCCCTTAATAACGAGGTTGTTCTCTAATGACTAACTCATTCAAGCAAATGACCAAGGCAGGTGTAATTAAGCGCACCGATACCGGGATGTTTATCGCTCTTTCAGATATCCACGTTCGTGAAGGTTTCAACAAGCGTGAAGACGATGAACGCACCCGCCAGGCTGATGATGACCTGTTCAACTACCTGATGAACGGCGGATCAGTTCCACCGCTGGAAGTTATCGCGCGTGATGAAGGTGGCGTATGGGTTGTAGAAGGTCACCGCCGTCGCCGCTGCTATGCGCGCTGCGCTGAAGCTGGCAAGCCAGTGGACCGCATTCACATCATGCCGTTCAACGGTAACGATGTTCAGCGACTGGCGCGCATCATGACCAGTAACAACCAGCTCCCGCTATCCGATATGGAGCAGGCAGCTGTTATTCAGGAGCTTCATAACGCCTTCAACCAGACCACCAGCGAGATCGCAAAACTAGTCAACAAGTCTGTTCCTACTGTCGAAAAGCTTCTGCTTCTTAGCACTGCTAACCATGACGTTCAGAAAGAAGTTAAATCCGGGACCGTGTCCGTAGATGTGGCCGTTGACCGAGTAAAAGAGTTTGGCGAAAAGGCCGGTGAGGTTCTTCAGAAGGATAAAGCTTCCGCTGCTGAAAAGGGTAAGAAGAAAGTTACCCGTAGCGTTATAGCGCCGGAAATTAGTGTGAAGAAAGCGCGTCGTCTTGTAGAGCTGATCAGCCTGGCGGGTATAAGCGACACAGGTGTTATCTCTCTCGAAGGATTGGTCCATGCAGAAGTCGTGGAAATTATCGACGAGCACAAAGCTATCGCCGCGCAGCGTCATGGAGAAAAATCATGATTACTGGAACCTCAAATTACGATGAAGTTCCGGTAGTTCCCTGCAAAATCTGTGGTGGTTACTACAAGGCTGATGAGCCTGAAATGCACGTCTGCGAGGAGGCCGCCCAATGAGCAACATCGACAAACACATCGACAATCAGGAGCTGCGTGAGCGCGCAGAAAGCACTATCAGCATTCTGGAAAATATCGCCGGGTTCGAGCCATCTGATATCGATGGCGACTCTGTAGAGCTCCGCTTTGAAACTGAGGACGGTTTCGATACTGGTTGTGACGTTAGCATTGTTGACCAGTGCCAGAAAACCGCTGATGTAGTTCGGGTGCTGCTGGATGAGCTGGAAGCCAAAGACAAGAGCATCGGCTTCCTGAAAGACCAGTTAGCTCAACTGGCAAACTTCGACCCTGACTGGGACAAGCTGGAGGCAGCAACTGACAGCCTTCGTGAGCACATGGACGAACTCACAGCAGCACGTACTCGCATCGCTGAGTTGGAAGCACTACAGCGTAAGCCGGTGATGTTTATCGATGGTGATATTTCACCTTCTGACGCTGAAAAGCTGGCGGCTGTTATTAGTGAGTTCAACGAAGAGACAGAAACCCCGGCGGCAAGAATGGCACGGATTATTCGCGAAAACCCGCATCCGACAAACATGTGCGATATGCCAGGCGCTGGCACCGCTAAGGGAGAGTGATATGGCTCGTTATATCGCAGTAATTCACGGCTTTCATGTGCATAGCAAGGGATTCACGGTTCATCAGCTTGAAGCAACATGCCGAGAATCGGCAGAGAAAGATGCAGCTTACTTATCCAGCCAGCGAAAAAAGCCATTCTGTGAATGTGCTTACGTGGTGGTTGAGGTCGCTGATAGCGAGACACTTCGCGCATCCCGCAAGCTAACCATTCGTGAACGCCTGACTGGGAGGACTAACCCATGACATTCACCAAAGAGAGACTGACGGAATTATCCAGACGTGAAAATGTCGGGGCTATTCTCGGCGAAGAAATTGCAGAGCTGGCGCGTATTGCGCTGGCATCGCTCGAAGCGGAGGCTGTGTGCGTTATCGACCAGTCCAATCTTGATTATCTCAAATCTGGCGCTGATGCAGATGTATGGCCAGCATCCAGAAAAGAGATGGGTGATGTGCTTCTGTATCGCACCGCCCCTCCAGCGCCAGCAAAAGCAGAACCCGTAGCCTGGCTGTGGTCACACAGGAAACATCCAAGCGAAGTATCTCTCGTTAGGCCTGAAGATGATGAGAGAGCTGAAGGAGCTCACTGGTCTGGGTGGAGTTGTCAGGCGCTATATGCCGCCCCTCCAGCGCCGGTATCTGTGCCTGATGAAGTTTGCTGGGAAGATGTTCCAGAGGAAATCACCGAAGACGATATGGCTCTTGCATCAGCATGGGCACATGGATTCAATCAGTGCCGAGCCGCCATGCTTAAGCACTCTGAGCCATTCATAGTAACTAGCGATCATCGCATGATGGAGATGCCTCAAGTTGAGGCTATCAACGCTGTCACCGCCATGCTTCAGGGTGTCGAAAACGCCGAGACGCCCACCACCATGCAGACCGCACCAGCTCTTGATTCTTCGCCAAAAATTGCCGAGTTGCCCAGCGGAAACTCTCCGGTGATCCCGGATGGTTGGGTGCTGGTGCCAGAAGAACCCACCCATGAAATGCTTGAGGCTGGTGATGAACAATTCGGAACTTACGATGTGTATCGCCGGATGATAGCAGCATCACCGCAGCAGGAGGTGAAGTCGTGATAAAGGGCAAACTCATTAGCAGTCAGCGCTATCTTGATAAAGCAAAAGTTGTCGACCGTGCATTGAGATTTAAACGCTTCATCGTTTCTGTGTACCCAATAGTTCTGCGTGGTAAGCAATACACCATTTTAATGGATGGCCACCATAACTATGCGGCGGCAAAGTTAGCCGGGGTAGAGCCTGACTATCGTCCGATTGGTAAAAAAGTCATGAAAATAATTGGTGGGCTTAGTGAGGCTGAACGACAGGGTTTATTTATTAACAATGTAACTGACAGCAATTATTACTTTGTCGAAACCGGCGAGGTTGTGCAGGAACTGCTTCTGCCAGACACTTCAGTTAAGTTTCAAGCCCATGCTGGTAACCAATGGATATTAGGTAAATAACCATGGCCAGCAAACTCAAACAGCGGCGAATGCGCCGCCTCAAGGCCGATGTAACCTGGTGGCGTGAAGAGGCAGAGGATTGCCGCTCCCGCCTGCTGGAACTGGCCGGGGAACTCGACAGGCTCAAGAAGCTAGTTATCCGAGTGCCAATGCCGGTTCTCATGCCAAAGGAAATGGTCCACCAGCTTTATTACACCGAAACAAAAAGATGTCGTACCTGTAATGATGGGCTTCGTGGTGGTTGCTCATCATGCATTTACTATAAGAGATAGCCGGGTGCAGCCGGTTAAGTGGAGGATGATATGTCCCGCATGATTTCATTAATCGACTGGGCACAGGAAGAGTTTGGTGAACAAGCGCCAAGTGAACGTGTATTGAAAAAATATGCTAAGGGCCGAATGATGGTCCCGCCTGCCGTTAAGGTCGGGCGCAACTGGATGGTGGACCGTGATGCACGTTACGTTGGAGTGATAGCCGAACCTGTTGTTCCTACAAATTCTAACCCCAGATTAAAACGGATCATTGCTGATGGCTGCTAGACCACGCTCACACAAAATTTCCATTCCAAATCTCTATTGCAAGCTGGATAAGAGAACAGGAAAAGTTTACTGGCAGTACAAACACCCGACTACTGGGCGCTTTCATAGTCTTGGAACAGATGAGGCAGAAGCAAAACAGGTAGCTAACGAGGCTAACGCCATTATTGCAGAACAAAGAACTCGTCAGATTCTTAGCGTTAATGAACGCCTGTCCAGGATGAAAGGGAAAAGAACAGATATAACTGTTACAGAATGGATTGATAAATATATTGTAATTCAAGAAGAACGCCTCAGGAATAACGAATTACGACCAAACTCTTTTCGTCAGAAAAATAAACCGCTTCGACTGTTCAGAGAACATTGTGGCATGCGATATCTGAAAGATATCGAGACCATTGATATAGCTGAAATCACTGATGCAATTAAGAATGATGGTTTTAGTCGCATGGCGCAGGTCGTGCGAATTGTATTGGTTGACGTGTTTAAAGAAGCTCAGCATGCCGGATATGTCCCTCCCGGATATAATCCGGCGATGGCAACAAAGCAACCTCGACATAAAGTTACAAGACAGCGACTGTCATTAGAAGAATGGAAGTCAATTTATGAAGCGGCTGAAACTATGCAGCCCTATCTACAGTGTGGGATGTTACTAGCGCTGGTAACCGGACAACGACTCGGTGATATCTGTAGAATGAAGTTTTCTGATATTTGGGACGACATGCTGCATATCGAACAGGAAAAGACTGGTTCAAGGTTAGCCATCCCTCTTGATCTTAAATGCGATGCATTAGGGTTGACGCTTCGTGATGTGGTTTCAAAATGCCGGGATGCAGTGATAAGCAAATACCTTGTTCACTTTCGCCACTCGACTTCTCAGGCAACCAGAGGAGACAGTGTTTCATCGAGTAGCCTTACGACATCTTTTAAAAAAGCCCGTAATAAATGCGGCATCGAATGGGAAAAGGGAACTGCACCTACATTTCATGAACAACGTTCGCTTTCAGAAAGATTGTATGAGGCTCAGGGGGTTGATACGCAAAAATTACTCGGCCACAAATCACCTCAGCAGACGGCTAAATACCATGATGACAGGGGGAAAGACTGGACTGTCATAGCCGTTTGA